CTGTATCGGAGGTTGTTTGGTATTACCTAGTTGTATATTACCGTTGGCAGCAATACCAATCCTTGTGGTATTGTCTGTGACTAGATCAAATGCATGACTAGCAAACGTGCCTGCGATACCACGAACACTGTCTCGAGTGCCCAACATGACTTCTATGGCATCTTCGGCTACAGAAAAACTAGCATTGGGTTCTTCTGTGCCTAGTCCTAGTCTATCTGAAGCAGAGTTATAATATAGATAATTGTTGATACTAACAGAGCCGTCGACTATTAGTCCACGCAACCTACCTACTTCACGTAGATTACTTTTAACAATGGTAGAACCTAGTTCTTGGTCATCGATGATTTTAATGCCATTAATTGAAAAAGACTTGCCCTTGGCGACGTCTATCGTTTCAGAGCTGAAAAATCTATCAGGTTCTGTAGCGAAAATAAATTGTTTGGTGCTTTTTAATCCTGTCCAGATTAATCCTTTGTTAGCACCATTGAAAGGAATGTTAGAATCTTTTTCGAACTTGATATCTGCTTTGAGTTCTTTGACTTCTAGAACATCTGCTCTTAGTGTCCTAGCAGTAACATCACCAGTTACTTTGAGGTCACCTTCTATGCTGCCAATGGCTGCAGCTGATATTCTAACGTAATCATCTTTGATTATGATCTGTTCTTTTGATGCTTGATCAGTGATTCCGGCACTGCTGAATCCTAGTATTTTACCCTGGTAGATATGATCTCCGCTCAGTGATCTTTTAGGTAATCGACTAACGAATACCAACGGATCGTTAAGTAATGATTCGGGTTCTTGACTAGTTAAAGCATCAGATAATGCGGCTAAGGCTTGTTCGAGATTCTTTTTGTTCATAGTAACATATTTATCCACAAACAAAAAGCGGGCACCGGGCCCGCTTATACTGAGAATTTACTTTGTTATTGTGTTCGAAGTAGGATGATATCTTCGTTAATTCGTCCGTTCAACTTGATATCTACAGCTCGAATGTCGTCTAAGAACTTGCGTAGTTGAACTTTACCTGCGGCTTTGAACTCTTTAAGCTGTTCTTCTGGCTTGCGCAGTGTCTTTTGCACACTTAGATTTTCATTAAATCCTGTAATTGAAGTTCCTTTAACACCTAGTTCTAGATATTCAGAAGCTACATACTTGCCAAGTTTACGTGATTTTGTGTTATAGACCCACAATTCTTTGGCTCCGATAATTTCTGCAGGATTAATAGATACTAATTTAAGTTGTTCATTGGTCTTGGCATACTTGAGCTTGGCCACGATCTTTTCTTTTGGTTGTGCTTTTTTAGCACGTGGCTTGCGATTTACTTTGGCTTCTTGTCCTAGCATATCACAGGCTGAGATAATCTCATGATAAAATGCAATCAATTTTTTTAACTGCGGTTTTGAAAGATGACCATAGGCTTCCTTGAGTTGTTCACACTCGCCCAATTGTGCTTCTTGCAGTTCTTCATAGGATCTAGTATAGAATCCTTTGATGATTCTAGCATGCGCTGCCTTGGCTTCTTTGGCTTTGAGCAAATTCAAAACTTTAATAGCTTTGGGATCAAACGTATCGGGATTTGTTGAGAATTCATCAAGTGCGTAATCGATTTCTTCGCTCATTTTACCTGCTGTTTCACGCAAACGATCTTGAATAGTAACTACAGGAATCAAAGATTTAGTTGTGTCCTCTTCCTCTTCAACATCATTTTTACCTTCTTCGAGGATTTTAGCAATAGAATCTTTAACGTATTTTGTTGTACTACGACCTTCGTTGAAGCCAGGTCGGCTGTCGGGCATGCCTTTAAGTAGATTAGCTACTAATGCGCCTACAGTTAGATTACAGCGCCAATCTTTGGTTTTCTTGAATAATGCGATTTCATCTTTGGCGTAATCGTTAGCTGCCATCCACGTGATCACTTTGGGTTTTAGATCTTTTCCAGATGATTCTAGGCGATACCAATCCATGCTGATACGAAAATGGCGACTGAATTCATCATCAGACATTGTCTCAACACTGTCCCATTTTGGTGAATGATCTCTACCTTTAGAAGATCTAGCTTCAGTCAAATGGGCTGCTTTGGTTTTGCGCTTTGTTGCCATCATGAAATGCTCCTATTAATTAAACAATACTTATATTATAACACCAATTTGGGGTCTTGTCAACCGCCCTCGAAGCGTCTAATTAATTTGGGTTCACCGGTTTCGTCCTCTTGATATACTACGGCAGCTACAAATCCTTCTCCTAGACATTGTTCTGCGATAGCAAATGCTTCTGTTTTACTAGCTGTGGTATCCACCAAATCTTGGTGTCCAATTTCATCTTCGCTCCAAATTTCAAATAACAAATAGCTCATTTATTCATCATCCCACTCAACTGGAAGCCATCCCAGTTGTTTTAGATCCTCCTTGATTTCATCAGTTACCGCTCCTTCTGCTACATACCCTTTAATATTATCTGGGTCGCCGTTACCAAGCCCATCTCCCATACCAGAACAGTACCAGTCAATGTAGTCGCCCTGCATGCGCATGTTAGCTATTATACCGCCACTATGTCGCCAAGAACAACTCCACATATCCTGTTTCAATATCGGAATTACTTCTAATTTCTGCCATTGCATATTACACAGAGCCGCATATAAATTCTGAGCATAGCGGTCACTTTCACGAACTTTTTTTAAGATTGGTTCGCAGGTGCGTAGATCATATTCGAGATTGTTCTGTTGCCATTCTTCGGATAGTTCTTTCGCATCTGCTTCTTCTCTCCACTTTTGCCACATTTCAACCATAGCTCGAGCATTGCGATTGTTGGGGTCTTCCATGAGTTTCTCTTGATAGGATTTGGCCTGAAAGGTCATTCGGTCAGGACTCTTGCTGATTTTAGACATCTTCTTTGAATTCGATTTCGTTTGGATCAAAATTCAATCCTCGCCATTGTTTAACATTTGCGATCTTCACACCGTCTAAATCTTTCCAAATGCGTCCAGACCAAGTAGCACGTTGTTGTAATGGGAACGGCCAAGTAGTAGATTCTAATTCTATTTCATATTCACCCTTGTGTGCGGGTTTGACATCAACATGAAACCATTCCGAAAACGTATTTTCTTCTACGACTTCATCTTCTTCTAATTCAACTTCGAATTCATTGTCCTCATCTTCAGATTCTAAATCTCCGTCACGATACACGCTTTCATAGACTTCTTCGTCACCTATAATAATCCATTTATTTTCACCCCACTTGCCTGTGGTACTATAATCGTTGTTATCTATGTCTTCGCCATTGTATTGAACTCCGTTACAGATATACCAACCATCTGCATTGGTAAATGAAAATTTTAATTTCAATGGATCAAATGGTTGACGTAGTTCAAACTCGCCACCAAACAGTAGACCCTTTTCACCTTGACCGCCCCAGAATATCACTGTGCCTTCTGGTTGATCTTCGATGATAGCAGTTTCCCATTCTTCAGCTGCGATACCTTGTTCATCTAACCAATCAAGACTGAGATTGCCTTCCCATATGGTATTGCCTTTTTCGTCAGTGACTGTAACAGTATTTGAATCAGTCATTTCAGCACCACTGGCATGGCAAAGATCATCACATTCGTAGGCACTGCCTGGCGGGAAAGGTTGTAACTCGTCAGGAACATTTAGTTCGTTGTCCCAATCGCTGGCATATTGATCTAGATCGATTTTATGTTCTTTAAAGTAGTCATAGATTTTTCTATCCACAGTGCCCATGTAAACTTCACCACCGTAAGCACCAATCTCAATTTTTACCATTTGAGGAGTGAATTTAAGAACATCTATAAGTTCCTGCTTTTGTTTTTTAGTTGCCATGATTGTCCTTATTTTTTCTTAGGTACCGCTAGTTGTAATTCTAAAATCTTATTGTTTTGATCGTCGATTAAACTGGTTAATCTTATGATATCTTCTTGCAGTTGTAGATCCTTGTCTGCAAGTTCCCTGTTTTCTACGTTCAACCTTGCATTGATCAATAGTTGTTCTACACGATCGCTTTTATAATCCCAATGTAGATACACCGCGGTTAATAGAACACCAACTAATAAAACGTTATTCAAAAATAATAATTTGATCCTAATTTTTTTTCTCCTTAAACTCCTTAACATCCTTGACAGCAGATTTTAAAGTTTCTGCATAGTTAAGGGCCTGTTGCTCGGTCATAGTTATCACAGTTTCACACTGAACATAGCCTTTGGTCCATACAGTCCATGTAAGTTTTAACCGTGTAACAAATCCATTGATGATATCTTTCACTGCCCAGTCAAACTCCTGTAACCAAATACTGTCGATATCATAGCGTTTTTTAACAGTTTCAGACCAGTAATTTGTTTTAGCTGTCACATAGGTATTAACATTCACACCAGTTTCGTCTGATTCGACTTCGAAGTTAACATCGTGATCGGGCTGTCCACATTCACAGACAACCTTATAACATTTGAAATTGCCAAAGTCGTGTGTTTTCAAAATACCTTCTGCTGGAGTTTGTGATTTCATTGTAAATTATCGCTTTGAAAAATCTGTACTTTATCTCGTTTGGCCGATATGGAATCTACCATTTGATTATAATCGTCTTCAGTCATTGTGGTTCTATAAATGCTCAGAGCCTGTGTAAGCATGATAGCAGCCACAGCACTAGGATCATATTGTGATACCATATGATCGGTAAATTCAAAATATTGCTCATAGAGTTTCTGTAATTTTGTTTCCGATATCATTTTTTTTCTCTCTGCTGTTGGTATTTTCTCTTGAGCCAATATTTGTGTTGATTCCAATATTGTTTAATTGTAAACGGAGTTTCATTAAAAGTCAAATGCTCTTCACGATTTTCCAACCAAATTCTCTGCACCCAGAGTCGAAATGGGGTGGGGTCTTTTATGTCCATAGTCCATGTCGCACTTTAATTAATCTAATCATCATAGCTTCATCTTCTGCTTCATAGTCAGCTTCAATCTTTTGTAGCACTTTGTGAGCCTTGTCACTCATTTTTTTAAGTTCAGGAGTTTTATCAGCACCAAAATGTAGTTTACCATTATTGGCTTCTCTGCTGGCTTCACAGTACGCACTCCAACCGCTGGCATCATAGGCATCTGGACGATTGCGATAGGTCTCAGTCCACCATTTGTATAGATCTAAGATTTCTTGAGCTTTTACTGCCTGCGGAGTTGGCTTGCCATATAACGGATCATCTTTTTTAACCCATTCATCATCGTGAACTAGTTTACGTTGCCATTCTAAATTATCTAACCCAGCCTGTGGACAGCGCCAGATTCTCCAACGAAACCAACCTGTGGCCCAAAATGGTGCAGAATACTTTGCACGTTCCGCTTTGTCTGCCCAGGCTATGTGCCACCAAGCAAGTTCGATTTCAACGAAGTCAATAAGTTCATTAAAAAGACATGGAAGGAATCGATTCCCAACATCGCACCAAGTGCCAGGACGAATATCACGAACATGAGCAGTAAGACTATGAGTGCGAGTAACCCAACGGTTATTAATATAATATTTGATATCATAGAGTTTCCTTACGGGCCAGGTTACAAAGTCTTGTAGGTAATCCAATCCGTCATCAGCAATCCAAAAACGTATAGGATGTGAAGATTTGGCTTTCTCAGTCCATTCATCCCATCCTTCGGATGTGGCAGAATCTGGTTTTGCTGTGCCGCGAAGCCAGTCTGCGAATTTGGAACAGGTCCAATAATTAGAATGTTGTGCCATCTGTTATTCCTGAGATTAAGTAGTCGAACACTTTAATTATACTATCTTTCTAAAAACCTGTCAAGATGTTTGTTTTTTGTGGATTATCGCCCGCGACCAGCAGATTTCTTTGCAGGTTTGTTTACATTGACTTGACTGCCATGCATACCATGACTGTCATCTTTGCTGTTTTTTTGATTGCTTTGTTTATTTTGAGCTTTCTTTTTTTCTAACACTGCTTTTAAAAAGTCACTGGTTGCCATAATAACTCCTATTCTGGAATAAATTCTGTTGCCATTGGGTAGACCTTAGCAATCACTTCTGCACAGGCTTTTGCCACTAATTGATGTTCTAGTTGTGTGCCATTAGCTGAGCGCAATTGAATAAAATGTACCCAAGAACGTAGTGTACCATTCATGTACAGTTTACTAACTGTATTGCCTTCCGGTAATACTGCACGAGCTTGTTCCTTGGCTATGCCCTTATCGACAGCCCATTGATATGTTTCTTTGGCAAGGGCAATGAGTTCGAGCTGTTTATCTCGCCATTGGTCTTGTAACATTGCATCGCCGATTGTAGCTTCCAACGAGATTGAGTTTTGTCTGTTCTTTGGATCTTGCTTTCGTGCTTCTCGCAATACGAACGACAGGTCTTCAGTAGGGTCAGCATATCGCTGACTGAACTCTTGAAAGCTGAAGCTACGATGTCTAAGGATTTGTCGTGCAATATCTCTTGTGGTTGTAATTTCGAGACAGGCTGAGACCATTTCGAGTGGTGACCAGTGTTGGTGTTTGACCAAGTATCTGATGAGCTTGTCTGATGTTTCGGTGTTGTATTGGTTTGAGGGATTGCTGACACGGGCGCAATACGCAATGAGTTCCTGCGCATCTGAGATGCCCAAATCTGTAAATTCCTGTGTGGGTTGACTGTAACTGAGTAATCGAACATTCATTCTTCTTCTTCCGGAGTTTCTTGACAGAGTTTGTCCATCAATTTGTAGTTGTCATAGGCCTTTTTAAGAGCCTGAAATTTTTCTAGTCTTGCAGGATCGGGATCCATTAGTATGGCCATTCTATCTTCAATGCGTTCTAGAAGTTTGGTTAAACTGTGACCTTTGATTTTAACATCGCCGTCAAATTCCGCATCACCCGTGACTTTGATCGATCCCTGATTGGCCGAATTAGGAGTTACCCATGCAGTACCTGTGCCGGCACCATACATATATCCATTAGTGCCGCCGGTTGTGATAGTATGTGGTACAGTGATTGAACTGGTACTACTGATACCTCCTACTGTGAGACCACTGGAGGTATAATAATTTGGATAACCTGCAGCATCGAGAGTGAGAGTATCGGTACCCCCACTCCCATCGATAGTAATATCGATGTCGGATAAATCGACACTGTCGGTCATGTTAGGCTGCCTTGGCTTCTTTACGAGCGTTTTTCTCTGCTGTGATTTCGTTACGGCGAGCCTTTACTGCTTTACCTACTTCTTGTAGAGCTTTACGAGCACGAGTACCTGCTGCGTTGTTACCTGCTTGGAATTTTGCATCCTCTGCTAAAAAGTTTTCAAATGCTGATTTGAGTTGTTCTACTGTGTTTGACATAATTTTTTTCCTTGTGTTATGTTCTACTACTTATTATAGTAATTGGTGTGGTCGGTAGGATTCGAACCTACAAAGCGATGTCTAAGACGTTGCCCTTTCCCTGGTGCGTTTCACAACGGACTGGAGGTATGCCATTCCACTCACGACCACATGTATATTATATACTCTCGTTTCTACGAACACAACCTTATTTACGGTTAAATATGACTAGTTTATGACAATCGATTTTCAAAAAATACCATTCCAAGACATCGTACGTTTTGGACAACGGACCATGTTATCTCGCCCTTTGTTCTCCACCAGTTGGATTTTGGGTCGCTTCTGTAACTATTCTTGTTCCTATTGTTGGCCTTATGCTAGATCAGACATACAGGATTATCAAAGTTTGGATGTCTACAAACACACCGTGGATGAAATCAAACGTCAGGCGAGGCAGAATGGATTCAATCAGTTCCATTGGAGTTTCTCGGGCGGTGAACCCACAGCCTATAAAGAACTGATACAACTAATACAACATTTGGACGATGGACCCAACACACCATACCAAAGCGTACACATGACTACTAATCTTTCACCAGGATCCAAATGGTGGCGAGCTTGGTGCCATGCCACTAGAGATCTACAGCGCAGAAGTATCACTGCTAGTTTTCACGCAGAACAGGCTAAAGAACAAGAATTTGGTGACAAGTGTCTGCAATTAATCTATGATAATGTGTATATTACTATCAATCAAGTAATGGTTCCTGAACAGTTTTGGGAATTATATGAACGCTGTGAAAGATTTGTTAAACGTGGTATCAACGTCACTCTAAAACCTCAGAGTGATCCTACTGCTAGTTTTGTAGTAAGTGGTTACACTGATGAAATGATTGATATTATGCAAACAGGATTTCCTCAGAAAGTAGATGATGAAGATCTATATCAAATAGCACTGTATGATCAAAATGGCCAAGAATACTTATTTGATCAGGCCGAAAGATTTAATGCATTTAATTTCAATAAATTTCAAGGTTGGAGTTGCAATAGTGGCTATCAAAGTGTTATAATAAGAAGCAATGAAGTTAAAAGATCATATAGTTGTCATGATCAGCCTTTGGGCACACTCACAGAGGGATTTGATTTGTTTACAGAACCAAAAATATGTGTTACACCTAGCTGTGTAAGTTCGGCGGATTCAAAGATACCAAAATGCAAATTGATCTAGAACATTTACATTATTGGATGCAGGCTATCCGTCAAAGTCCAGATCCGATAAGGACCATGGATGCCTTTTGGTCGGGCCAACTTAATAGCAAAGAGTGGTTAATCACTAATCTTCGAAAACATGTAAACAAGTTTGTCAGCATTGATATTCATGGCGGCTGGGTCGGGGTACTCGCTAGTATGCTATTCCAGAGTGATATTTACATTAAGAATATTCGTAGCGTTGATATCGATCCCACGTGTGAACCTATTGCTATAATGATGAATAAGAAAGAAGAAATGGCAGGCAAGTTTCGGGCAGTGACCGCAGACATGTGTGCCATGCGTAGTGATGCCGATGTTATTATCAATACCAGTTGCGAACATATCACACAGGATCAATATGATCTATGGTTGAGTGGAATGCCACATAACAGTCTATTAGTATTACAGAGTAATAATTATGATATTCCAGAACACATACGTATTGCAAAAGATTTAGAACATTTTGTAGAACAGAGTCAAGTAAAAGTACAATGGGCTGGCGAACTCAAACTGCCACTGTACACGCGATATATGATTATAGGAACTACCCAATGACACAACGAATTTTAATTATGGGCCTACCAGGCTCAGGTAAAACAACACTAGCAGATGCTCTTAAAAAGTATCTTGAAAAACACGGAACAGCAGATTTGAGTCACGCTGAGATGTTACCCATAACTGGTTTTAAACCTAAGGTAACTTGGTTCAACGCAGATGATATTCGTCGCAAGTACAACGACTGGGACTTCAGCAATGATGGCCGCATTCGTCAGAGTTTGCGTATGTTCCAGTTCAGCATAGAAGCCGGAGGTGACTATGTTATCTGTGACTTTGTTGCACCCTTGGTAGAAATGCGCAACAACTTCAAAGCAGACTGGACCATTTGGATGGATACCATACGTGAAGGACGTTATGCTGATACCAATGCAGCCTTTGTAGAACCTGAAGTGTATGATTTCCGTGTCACGGAACAGAATGCAGAAAAGTGGGCTGAGTTTATCGGGCAACACATCATTGATAATCGTCGTCGCCCCGTCTTTAATTGGAAACAAGAAACAGTGCAGATGTTAGGTCGTTGGCAGCCGTGGCATGACGGTCATCGTGCTCTGTTTGAAAGATTAATACAACGTACAGGGCAAGTGGTTATTCAAATACGTGATGTTCAAGGCTGGCAAGGTAGCAATCCTTTTGAAGTAGAAAAAGTCAAATCATTTATTCGTCGAGATTTAGATCCAATATATCAAGGGCAATACGAAATACAAGTAGTTCCGAATATCGTACACATTGGATGGGGCAGGGGTGTAGGTTATACCAGTGGCGAGGAAACATTTGAGGAAACAATCACAGACATCAGTGCCACAAAAATTCGTCAAGAGCTGGGCCTTAAATAACAGCGAAACTAATGCAAAATTTAATATTTTCTACGACCAGTAAAGAAATAAAAAAACTTAATTTTATTAAAACTGATCCTGACATTGACAGCAATTTTTATGGAACTGATACTAAACAGTTATTCGAAACAAATTTAAAAACTCAAAAAGACAATTGGGTTTATCGAACACAGCCAGTAAAATATTCGGTTAATTCAGATGGTTATAGAACAAAAGAATTTAAAAAAATTGATTGGGCTAACTCAATAGTTGTATTTGGGTGTTCGGTAGTTTTTGGTACAGGAGTTGATGATCAACACACTATACCAACAATGATTGAACAACAATCTGGAATACCTACAATTAATATGGGAATAGGCGGATCTTCAATGATGTCTTCTTTTCATAATTCTGTAATACTAAATCAACGATATCCAACCCCTTTAGCAATAGTACATTTGTGGACTGATTATTCTAGAACGGTTTATTACTATAAAAAATATGTGGAACATTACGGAGTCTGGGATATTAAAGATAACAACTACATTTATCATTGGAACAAGGATGAAGAACATGCTAGGTGTCAAGCATTATTTGTACAATTAGCTAGTCGACAAATATGGAATAATCGTACAAAATATTACGAAGCTAGTTTGTTTTCAGGTACACAAAAATTATTAGATTGCGACAAAATAAATGATAGCTGTGATAAAGCAAGAGATTTAATGCATAATGGTATCAAAACAAATGAAAAGGCTGCTAGGCAAATTTTAAATAATCTGGAATTATAAATGCAACGATGTTCGATTAAAATTTCTAATCTAAATGCAGATTATAAAAACTACAAAGAATTTGATTCTGCAGTTGAAAATATCTTATTTTTAAAATACGGAGAAGAATTTATTTTTGAGCTCGATGTGTGGTGGAGACAGGCCAACATCGACTACAGTATAAGAAACTATCCCTTAGATATGGAAGTTTGGGATATTATATCAAAGTCATCTACTACCATTTGGGAAACAGCTAACGATATAAATCAATTTATGAAATATTTTTTTAATCACGATATGTTTTTAAAATTTAAAGATGCATTAACAGAACGTGGTTGGACTATCAGTGACCCGGTTATAGAATTATGAAACCTGTAATGTTGTATACTCTGCCAAGAACACGAGCCACTGTGTTATTTTATGCATGTCGCCGGGCCATTGTTAAAGACGAAGTGTTTGCTGATTTCAACTTAGATCTTAACAATGATCAAGAAATTAAAAAAGCATTTTATAAAATAGATGATGCCAACACAGTATTAAAAATACACGGACCGCACATTGATCGATCGATCATTATACAGGACTGGTACGCTCAATCGCTGGATGCAAAAACATACGATATATTTGTAGTTGAAAGACCAGATAGATTAAATACGTTCCTGAGTCTCATTATTGCACAGCGTTTTGGGTTTAATAAACGGGATGAAATTGCTCCTTTTGAATTTTTAGCAAACGATTCCGATATTGAAATCGCAAGAACAGAAATTAAAAAATATTTTAATTATTACCCGTCTTATGGTACAGTGATTAATTTAGAAAGTTATCCGTTAAGTCATTTTGATCCTGCGCTAATAAACACAGACAATCAAGAAAGTTATAAAAAATATCATTACATTAAAAATTTTAATTGGGTAGTGCAACAATTACAAAACGTATTATCGGAAGTTGATGCAGAATGGCAAAATAAAATTAACAAACTAAATGAAAAAACTAATTAAAATTCAATCCGGTAATCAACACACATTAAAAATTACTTGGCAAATGACCACTAATTGTGTATATGCCTGTGAATACTGCCCTTCTCAATTTAGGACTGGAAAACATCTAACTATTGATTTAGATTTTTACAAAAAGTTTTTCAGTCAGTTTACGCAACCTATATATATTGGAATTACTGGTGGGGAAGTTACTACTCATCCTCAGTTTATCGATATATTAAAAATGCTTCGAGGGACTGGAATTAAAATCACAGTAGATAGTAATAATGTTAGGACAGCTAGATTCTATAAAGAAGTCGCTAATCTAGCAGATGTTTGGTGTTTAACCATGCATCCAAGTCAACATAAATTTGATATTGAAAAAATCAAAGTTTTAACAGATCAAAGTTTTGTAATTGTTTATGTAATGATGGATCCTAAGCATTGGGATTTAGCTAACTCATGGGTTTCTCAATTAAAATCATTAGAAAATATAAAAATTATACTAATCAAACCAGTCGATAATTGGGCAGGAGCAAATTACACATATCAGTGGTCTCCCGAACAGTTAGCATTGTTAGACACTCCCCCAAGCTGGCAATTTACCAAAGACCGATTTAGCGAACTAGAAGCTTCTCATGGTTGGTTAAAGGACATTGACACTACAGCGGTATACGACGACGGATCAACTTCGGTGTTAGATCCAGATCAATTAATGAAAAATGATACTAACAATTTTCTAGGGTGGACTTGTTTTTCTGGAAAAGAAAATTTACTAATTACACCCGAGGGTAATATTTCTTGGAGCAATTGTGGAATGATCGATCTCGGAAATGTTAAAGATTTTAACATTGATCAATGGCCGAAATCTGTGATTTGCAATAGATCACGATGTGATTGCGGTGCTGACATCAGGGCGGATAAACATATATGATAGAATACGGAATAGTTAAATGGTTTAATGATGCTAAAGATTATGGATTTATCTTATCTGACAAAGATGGATCCTCTATTCTAGTAGAAAAATGCGATATAAATGCAGAACCTCAGGTACTGTTTGAACTTCAGCAGGTTTCTTTTGAACGAATAGAAACAGAAGAGGGCAGTAAAGCTATCAACATCAGTGTTCTGACCTCAGTGGTTGAGCACAAACATTTAGACATTCCAAGGATAAGTGTTTTTGATAATCTTTTGTCTATAGAAGCATGTAATAGTATCATTGAAAGACATTCTAGAAATGGGATGAATCCTAATTCCGGAATACAAAGTAGACAAGAATCTTTTCAACAGGTAACAGAATTAGTAGAAAACAGAGGAATAAGTCTAGGAGTAGATCCCTATCATTATGATATGTTGGCCACAGCGATTGTGAATTCTGCAAAAATTCCGTACAGCCATATTGAAGCTATAGATATCTATAACTATGTCGAAGGGCAGTATTTAGATCTGCATCACGATTACCCGTACGATCCGAGACAAATAAACTATTACAAATACGGCGGCGACAGAGTAGGAACCGGTATATTCTTTTTGAATGACAATTTTGTAGGCGGCCAAACCTATTTTCCAAAATTAAATGTTGAAATACAACCAAAAGCAGGTTCATTCTTGTACTTTGAACAGTGCTATGATGAAGTAACAAACTGGAGTACAATTCATGAAAGTCGGTTGATCACTCAAGGAACTAAATGGATCGCTAGTTGTTTCTTTAGCGATCAACCTCGTGTAGGATATAAAGTTCGTGATTTCGATTAATAATTGGATACCTTTTTTAAAATTAGACGAGGACGGCATACGATGCATGTCTCAACAAACCTACGAGCCACTACTTAATCCAGAACGTACTATATTTTGTGCTAATTATGATTGGTTAAACAAATACCAAAAACAAGAAGATGCTAATAGAACACTGTATACTTCTACAGTAACTGAATGGTTCTTTGATAATGAAGTAAAAAATTTATTAAAATATAAAGACAAACCATACACTCCTGCTGTAATAGATATTGATTATAAAGCAAAACAAATATTTTTTGAATGGCAAGGTGAAACGTGCAATGAAATTATCTATAGCGGTAAAAAACTAGATAATTATTGTAGCGATTGGAAAAACCAACTTCAGTACATAATGACAGATTTATATAACACCGGAACATACAAATTAACTATGTATCCTCATTGCCATTTTATTAAAGATGGGCAAATGCAAACGATAGATTGGTATGGTTGTGTACCAGTCAACGATCCATATATCGATGCAGAATATATGGACGGTATTATACACGAATCGGCAAAATTTAGATTAGCTGAAACTGGCGCTATTGTTAATAACAAATACAATTTAGAAATCATGTTTCAACGTTCCATGCAAGAACATGTTAAGTGGGGTAACTACACTATGGAATTTATATATAGGAAAATTTTTAATGCCTAAGCGCATCGGTTCCACTAATGGTTTAATTGATTGGGACAATATTATAAAAAGTATTGTGCCTCGCAGCGGAGATCATAATAGTCCTTCTACAGTAACAGCTCGCGTTGAAGATGATCCCACAGTTAATCTTGGCTACTATAAAGACATAATGAGTACCTGGAAAAAAGCCAATTACGATTTTAAAAACATCGAATGGTGGGACTATTATCCAGAGGAACATTTTAACAGCAATGTACAAGATATATTTGCTAGCATAGTTAATGCTGATCCTAAACGTGTGTTTATTTCTGAAATCATGCCAGGTCAATGTGTTCCGTATCATTGGGATGTAGAAGATAATGAGGAAGAGTGGCTGAAACAAGGAGAACTTGTTCGCTATGTTTGTTTTATAGATAAACCAAAATTTGCTCAAGCATTTATTTTAGGTAATGAATGTTTTTATAATATAGAACAAGGTGAAATATATCGATGGGACCACTACCGAGAATATCATGCTGGAACCAACGCTGGACAAGGCCCATATTATCTTTTTCATTTTTTAGGAATTCCCAATGATTAGCTTTATAGGAAATTGTAGTAATGTCATTAATTGGACTGATGTTATCAACGGATTAGAACGATGTGACTACGAACGGCATCCAGGACCAGATAATGGACCTACTCACAAAGAAGGTGATCCAATTCCTTTACTTCATCAAGTTACAGATATATGGAGAGACGAAGGATATAAGATAGTTGAACTTGGTGGGACAGTACAATGGGATATGTTTTTTCCTGGCAAACATTACGATCGAATCGTTGAAGAAAAGTTCTGTGATTTTTTTGAAATACAACCAAAATCGGGGTCATGGATCAGCAGAATATGGCCCGGTAGACAAGCACCTATGCATTGGGATGTGCATGATGACGAAGAATTATTGCTAACACAGCCAGATATGTTAAGATGGCATTGTCATATTGGCCAACCCCAATTTGGTCATGTGTTTGTGTGCGAAAACGAAGTTTTTTATAATAAGCAACAAGGAGATACCTTTCAATGGGAATCTCGTAGATATTGGCATGCTGGCACTAACTGTGGCCTGACACCTAAATACCTTTTTAACATATATTAAAATTATGACTGATAAACCTGTATTCACTGATCCATTTTACATAGATAAATTTATGGAAATACAACAACAGAACATTGTGTTGTATAAATCTTTATTACAAATTTATGAAAATGAAGCGACTAGAGCTCTAGTTGAGCGACAACTAGGTGCAAGTGTTTTTGAAATATTGAAAGCATGCCCGGCCTAAATTATTGTCGTATTGATTTGTCTAAAACCTATTACACTCAAATCAACGAGTGGAAGTTTATTACGAATCCTAATTTTGATGAATTAAATTCACTGTATGGCAAATACTGCACACACAAAAAATTCAAAAGCATAATGCCACTGTTTAAAGAACAGTTTGAAATGCCCAATGTTGATGTAATTGGCTATTATGACAATGAAAAATTAGTTGCCTACAGTCTTATATTAAAGTTTGTACACAGTAAAAGTGTTATGGCTGAAAGATTTATATGGGACTATGAAACACCAAAACTGAGATTAGGTATGCGTAGTCTTGAGCACGAGTGTGCGTTATACAAAGATCAAGGTTATGAGTATTTGTATCTCGGCGAATATACAGAATACAAATCTGCTATAGATGGGTTTGAATTACTTGGTTCCAGCTAGTCGCCAGCTGACTACTTGATCGTAGTAGTCTTTGTCCCAGTGTTGATAATAACCCTGTTTGTGTAACTGCACAGTCGCAGCATTAAGTTTATTTAACGGCTGACATATTATTAGATTATATCGACCGTTATTAAATTTAATATCTTTAACTGTTTCAACACAGTTAATATGATCTTCTAAACAAGCGTATCCTAAAGGAACATAGTGTCTGTTAAGTTCTGCAACATGCTCACTAAACAATTCCGATTCAATGTCGTCATCGCATACTAGTACTACTACATCAAATTGTGGATCCCAATGACCAAATAGTTCACGAATATCAGTTATGTAGTCATGACTTTGTTTAAAGTCTATACGATTATTAATTAGTGCCTGTTTGGCATATGGGCATGACGGAAGATTGTTAAGCCATACTTGTGGTTTGTCTAGAACTTCAACGATCCACTTGCTTAGATATTCTTTAAAGTCCGTAGTCATTTTGACCACCACTACGCCGAACATCAAGAGTTAAACAGTGCCATCCACCGTCCCAAAAAAATCTGTGCCTTAAAGGACACACAATCGGGTTGATGCCTTTACTTTCCAACAGTTTGATTAGGTTAGGGCTGTTGCTATTAATCACAACATTCTTCTCATCGATAACAAGACTGTTGATATCAAATATAGTTTCTTCAACGAACCCGGTCCATCCTGGCAAGAATGATTCTACGAAATGTGTAAATTGATCATTTTGTTCTTCACCTGGTACCCACCACTTGCCTTTGTTTTTGCTACGTAAGTCTAACCATTCACGCACATGATCCCACCGAGCGTCATTAAAGTAGATAATTTCCCAATCTTTAAAAGCACTTTCTGATCCTTTAAACCAAGGACCCGATACAACAAGTCCGGGTTTCAATACACTAAAAATACTGTCGTTGTGGCCGCCTAAATTTAAAGGTGCATAATCAAATTTTGGATATTTTTCTTTTAAAAAATCTATCAGTGTAGGAGTTTGATTTAAATCAACTAAGCACTTTTTACCAATACGAGTTAAATTAGGACTACAAAATCCCATTAATACATTTTCTTCAATGAGCTTGCGTTTTTGTTCTTCGGTAAAGTCTGATAATGTTTCGCCCAAATTACGATCTTTAATATAACGCTCTAAACATTCTTCAGTTTGATGAAAACGATAATTTCCTTCATATATTGATAGGTCTAATTGATCTGCGCCAAACCATTCTTGAAACTTTTTGGTATATCCCTCTACTTCAAAGGTTCTATCCGTTACTAAAATTTTGTTTCCCATTACGACCGAATCGTCTCTAACCTGTAATGGACTTGTTGGAATTAAACTATCTTTAACGAAGTCTGGGTTATCGCTGCCATATCCTAGTTTACCATTAACATCAACATAGTCCAGTATGCTAGATTTGTATCCAAGCTCCGCAGGAGAGGCTTGAAACACATCGATATTGTGTGATTTAAGTTGTTGTTTAAAATATTCGATATCTTCATTAGTTTCGTCTACAATTCGTTTGAGAACGTCGCCAATTTTTTTATTTTTAACTCCATCAAAAAAACTGCTGTCGTAAATACTACCAACCACTACTGCTTCTAGCGGTTGAAACTCGTCCCAACTGTTTACTCTATTGTTCATCTGGCCAATCTCTAAAATAGGCATGCTGTATATTACCGCCTACAAACTGATTAAAACTTTTGTGTTTATCTTCTAATTCACCCTCTAGTGGCGCCACTCTTTGGAAAGCACTTTCTAATTGTGTCATTCCTGTAAACTCCATCATGATATGCCACTCTGGTAAATTCTCAATGCTGCGAAATCCCATCTTGCATCTAGTGATGCGATAGCTGTGCATTTTGCCTTCATCAACAAGATGTTGAAGAAAACTTTTCATATTGTTGACCCATTGGAGGTCGCTGATGTCTCCCTCTTTGTCGGCCCAGATGTGATAAATGTCCATGATGTATTTACGAGTTCTTTATTTTTGTTAGAGGAATATCGGCAGCGCAGGTGCACCAATCTCTAGTACATATAATCGAATTAGTTGGTGCTACAAATGTTCCCTGATATATATTGCCTAGACTACCGCCGACACGACATGTGGCACGGTGTACTTCGCCGTCCCAATTTATCATTAAACTTTCTATGCCGGCATTACAGGTCCACCCCTTGAATTGATTTTGATTCTTCTTTATAATATCGTTGGCATGAACTATTTTGGTATCGTCGACACGACAGTTAGGTTTTGCTGTAGCGTCCATGGACAATAACCACTCTAAATCTTGACCATTGTATCGTAGATCATCAAATACATTATGATCCCCTTCAGTCCATCTCACTCGTCTTACAGCAAATTTAATACCTTTCTGTATCAGTTGAGCTGTCGCAGTTCGAACCTCGTCCATGTAATCGTGATGTGCCATGACATTTACAAAAAATTCACGTTCTGTGCTATCGTAGAACTGATTTATGATATGCATCACTCTTTGCCAATCATGTTCAAAATGCAAACTAAAAACTATGTGATTAAAAAACATTTCATTCTGTAGATACCATGAAGCTGATCTAGTACCATTAGTGGTAAGATTAACCCAGAAAATATTTTTACGTTTCATATAGTCAAATAGATCTTCAATGTCTGGGTGAACACAAGGTTCACCGCCTGTGAGGCTGATTCGCAAAGGCTTATCTAATTCACAGAGTCTGTCGATAGTTTTTTCTAATACATTAATATCTGTATGCGGACTAAAATTATCATGTATACTAGTTGGACAATATGAGCAGTCGTAATTACAGCGTTTACCAAGATTCCATTCAATCTTGATTTGATCTTGATGCGGCCAACTGCTAGTTAATTTAAACATATGGTTTAAACTCTGGTGTAATGTCTAAAAAACTTTGATTTCTTGTGTTATCTAATCTACGATTAAACTCAATACAGTCCGGCCATAACTGACTTTCATCATTGGCCCGTAGAAAATTTTGTACTCCCTCAATTTGACCAATAGTAATATCAAGCAGGATTGGTCTCTCTTTAATCATTTTATAATTATGTATTTTACTCTTTACAGATTCTAGTCTGTCATTTGCAATTTCTTTTAACTGCTGTGGTAATGTTTGAATAGACAACACATTGGGATACTGTACCATGTTGGTATAGAATACAATGCCTAGGTCATCTAGGAAGTATTCAATCATTTTATCCAACACCATGATATTGCTGACTTGCACAGCCACAGCACCTACAATACGACTGATGTTGGGTATTGTTTGTATTTGTTTGATATTGTGAATTAGTTCTGCCCACGAAGCATTACCTCGAACATATTCATAACTGACACCAATACCGTCTATACTCACGTTTACGGCTACAGATTTGAACTTAGGCCAGTACTGCCATATGGTTCTATTGTTCTTTCCTAGTGTTGTTAGATTGGTGGCATATTTAATTTCAATTTGATCACCGTATGGAGCCAGCATGTCTAATATTCGATAGTGTTGTGGATCCATCAAGGGTTCGCCGCCTGCAAACTCCACACGTCGGAAGTATGGCAAGTTTTTTTCTAGACTAGCCCACCATCCTGCATTGTCTTCAAACTTGTCTAGTAATGGTTTATTTTCTAAATCATGATCCTCAACCATCTGATAAATTATTTTGCCTTCGTCTTTGTAGAAGTCTTTAATTTCTGCCCAATCGTTCCAACTGGTACTGTCCCCTGGATGACACATGCGGCACTTTAAATTACACAAATTATTGAGTTTAATTTCCATAGTGGGTATTTCAAACGGCATGGTAAAATCATGTGTCATCTTACTCAAAGCATCTGGATACAAATTAATTCGAGCTTCGGGTATAACTCCTGCAATGTGTCGTTGACGTAGACTTTCTACACCTTGATCTTCTAAATTAAAACAAGGAGAACATTCCGAAGGACGTTCTCCACGCAATACTTGCCTGCGAATACGTTGCATTGTTTCGCTGTTCCAGTGATACTCTAAAGGGGCATCTTGAATAAAGCCAATGGGATGGCTGCGACAACACACCTGAATTGCTCCGTCTTCCCTAGTCGCTAATCCTGTAAAAGGATGCATACAAAATGTTTTACTTTGATTGTTCAATTGCCCACTCTCGTTCTTTACACCAAAAACATGTACCACAAACAGGCACATGCTGTCCTGCAGTATATGTTTGATAGTTTATGTTATCAAACTCGCCCTCACAACTTCTTGTAAGTTCCAGCAAGTTCCAAATATCTAATCGTTTATATTGTTTAATTACCCAACTCTTGTCCACAAAGCGGAAAGGATGAATAGCCCATACATCCATGTGTTTCATTATGCGTAAATGTTCATTATCAGGTGAAGGATCAATATCGCGTTCTTGCATCCCACTAAACTGTACTTGTCTAGGATTTCGAGTGACTGCATTGTAGTACGCATTGATATTATGTTGGTGGCACACATATTCTGCATAAGCTCGCTGTTGTATATTATCACCACTGACTGATTTTCCATATTCATCAACAAGACTAGGACCAATGTTTCCATACTCTAGTTCAGGAGCAATCAAATTAGTATAACGATAAAATCTTATAGTAGGAAACTTTATCTTAAGCCAGTTATATACTTCTAGGCTATCCCACTGTTGCCACGGTCTAGTCTTCCACATACGAGTATGTGATATCACATGCACAGTTGAGTTTTTGTTCATACTGCACAAAAGATATCCTAGTAATGCAGAATCTGCACCCCCACTAATGCTGATAGCAATATTGCTCCAGTTAGAATCAAAGGGTATTTCAACTCCGTCTATGTTATGTAGATGCATTTTCTAAATACCTTATTAATGGACTTACTCCAACTGGCTGACTATCGCGCATGGCAAGGTATATACAGTGGGTAGAACGTAAATTAAAGTCTCTACAGATTTTGTAGTATCGTTCTCCATGAGTTAGCCATAGATAATCAGCAGGAAGATTTCGAATAAAATGAAGTCCAATCATAACCAATGCACGATTGTTCATGTGAAAGTCATTCATAATAGTAATAGCATCGGCCTTGGTTTCTTTAGTCCATCGTAGCCCTACTCTATTCCATCCGAGTCCGATTCCTTTACTAAGACTTATCCCAACAGATTGAATCGCAGGATGATCAAAGTCAAAGTTAATATCGCGGCAGCAAGTAATCCATGCACCATCAATGTGTACTGGTATGCTTTTTTCAACACATTCGGTCAGTATATTATACATATTGTAGTGTATAGTACCTGTGCTAGGAAACGGCATGGCAATTATTAGCGGCACATTTGGTTTTAGTTTACCAGGATCACTGTAGACATTTCCTAGTCGTTGGTGATATCTGTAATCACCAGAAATTACCTGCACAGAACCTTGCATATATAGTGTATCAATAAATTGAGTGCAACCGATAATGATGTCTTTTCTACTGAATGTGTCCAACCCGGTCAGTGTGTTAAAAGGGGAAGCCACTATCCACTGCTCCATTTCTTGCTTGAAATTTTCATAGACAGTGTCGGTAATATCTTTATCTAGTTTACCAGATAGTACGTCACTGATCAGCGATTCAATTTTGTTATCAGCAAGAGGGCTAGGCCGTTCAACTTGAAGCCATTTTTCTTCATAACTCGAAGCTATCTTTACTCTTTCCATATAAGTATTTAGATGCTTGAACGACTCGATATAAAATTTCCTATTGACCCAATAATTGAACAAGTACAATCATTGAGTTTTGATAAACGCCTACACCTAAATGAAACTGTCGGGCCGCTGTTTTCTGGGCCTTATCACATTAAAAAAGAATTCAAAAATACCCCATTGGGTAATGTACTGGAATCATTGGGCACTATTGGTGAAGCTAGACTTCTAAAATTGAGCAGTGCTGAAAGTTATACAGCACATTCAGATCCAGATGACAGACTTCACTTAGCTATTATAACAAATCCCTACTGCTATTTGCAAGACCTTACTAGCCAAACAATGTATCATGTGCCTATAGATGGACATATATGGAGAATGGATACTAGTCAAATTCATGTGGCTACTAATTTTGGCGGGCGAGATCGTATACACCTTAACATTCGTGTGCCTCTTCCTGCATTTAAGTATCCAGGTGTGTTAATATCAATGGACGGTGGTGATTACGATTGGAAACAAGAACTGCACATTAGTTTTATGAGCTATCTAAATCGAGCAATAAAATCCGGGCTTGTTACGGGTATTGAAAAAGTGAGTGAGCGTGAGTTGTTGTTAAACGCATCTCAAGAAGTTATAGATACAATCACTGGTGCAGTGCGATCTAAAGGTTTCAGCGTTACTGTAAAATCAGTATCAGAAGTGATTACGCTCTAAAAACTGATCACCAGGCTTTGAAATAGTTTTACTTTCTCCGCAGATTCTTGCACACATAATCATCTTCTTTTGATTCCAGTGTTTATACCAAGCAGTCTTCCACTCCGGGCTGTCTAATACAGCCTTAACTCCAACATTGACTGCATGTAATTTTTCAATACCGCCTAGATCTATAACTAAATCTTCGTATTGTCGTTTGATTTCTTGGCGTAAACCTAGGTCAATATTTTCGTCATCATATTGTGTGTAAGGAATACTAGATACCCAACAGCAGGGCATGATATTTTTTTGTGCATCAATATATATTTCCTTGGATTCCAACACTTTGCATTTTATTTCTAACGGCATGATTGTTTCTTTATAGGATGCAATCATTTCTTTACTGATAAAATGCATCTTATTATCTGACGGCGGTTCGATATAATGTGTCGTTTTGCCTTGTTTGTCGAGAACCTTATATTTGGGTTCACCTAAAAATCTACTAGAGTTTTTCAAAGTGAAATGTTTGAATCCTAATTCGACTGCTCGCCTACGAGCTTCTTCATCCTGATGTTCGTTGTGCTTGAACTTGATAAAACACCACTCAGCAATGCCGCCAGCATCAATGAACGCTTTGGCATTGCGAATAACCTGCTCGTAGGTAGTGCCAATTCGGTATAGATGATGTGTGTCTTCTAAGCCATCTAGTGCAAATACTACAATGTGTTGGTCAGGCAATGCT